GTATTAGTAAGTTGAGGAGTTGTATTAGTAAGTTGAGGAGTTGTATTAGTAAGTTGAGGAGTTGTATTAGTAAGTTGAGGAGTTGTATTAGTAAGTTGAGGAGTTGTATTAGTAAGTTGAGGAGTTGTATTAGTAAGTTGAGGAGTTGCTTTTGCTGTAGCATCAGCAATCATGTTGTTTGGATTAAAACTATTAATTTTATTGGTCATGCTATCAATTGTTCTTTTAGTATCTTCGAATAGATTTTTTACTCTATTAAAAGATTCGATACCTTTTTTTAACGGTGCCGTTATTGCTTTTCCTTTTGAATCAATACCTTCAACTACTTTTATTAATGTTTCAACAGCAATAACTAATGCTTCTAAACTTTTGCCAATAGCATTAGCAGCACTCGCAACAGCATTGGCTGTTAAATTAGCAGCACTAACAGCTGGAACAGCATTTGCTGCTGTAACAGCGGATTGAATACCCTTTTTAATTGCTGTTTCTGCTCCTTTACTGCCTGTTTCAATTAATTTATTACCCTGTTCATCAATTATTGGTTGTAGAACATCTAAAAATTCATTTAATAGTGGTAATGCTATTTCGTTTGATATAGTAGATAATTCTTGTTTTATTTCCATTAATAATTTTCGAAAGTCGGGGTCTTGTAAAACATCTACTGTAATATTGCCAATTCTTTTTAAAATTATTTTCGATTTTTCATTTTCTGTATCCCAATCTGTTTCTGGTCCTAATGACAATCCGATTTGTTCTAATACTTTTTCAAACCATAAATTAATTATCTGTATATATTTTGCGATTAAAAAAGATAATATATTTCCCATTAGTTGAGGTGTAGCTAATGCTAAATTACCGATAGCGCCGGGGACACTTTCTGAATCAACACCTTGTTTTGATGGTGTATTTGGTAATATATTATCTTGTATATTTGATTGTGTTTTTGGCATATTTGATTGTGTTTGAAGTTCTCCACCTATCATCATTATTAATATATACTCATATTTCTTTTTTCTTTAACCAACTAATAAACCCGATACTTTTTCTAATATCGAAAGATGTTTCTAGTTCTTCTTGTGCTATTTTCATTACTTGTAATTCAAGTTGTGATAATGAAGAAATATATTGTTGAATTAATGATTCAGGATATTTTTTGATGTCGTTTTTCGTAGGCATATTGATTTAATATAAATAATATATTATTAAATCAATTTATTTTGAAATAAAACAAAATATATCATTTTTCTTATTGTTCTTTAATAATTTCATCATGTTGTATTCTATTTTATAACCGGAATCAGTTAAAATATTTATCAATAAGTCTATATCGTTTTGGTTTAAAAAACTATAATTATTGCGAGGATCGATAAAAGCATAAAAACAATGTTGTTCGTTGTTATAAAAATTATCAAATGGTGATAATTTATTTCTGGGTATTTGTTTTATATATTGTGTTAGGTTAACATCATTTGGTTTATTATTTAAAATAAATATTTTTTCGTAATTTCCAGTATTTTTATCTAAATAAATTTTTTCTAAAATTTGAAAAACGGTCATTATATTAAATTGAATTATAATATTTATATTTATTTTTAAATAAAATGACCGAAAAGAAGCAATCCCGCATTTATCGATATAAATTTAGCGACGACTTTCAAAATCACATAAAAGAATTTAGCAAAATCCATCGTTGGGATAAAACCAGTGATTTTAAAGAACATTGGAAAATTTGGGTTGACGATAATAAAACTATTATAGAATTGGAAAACAAACGATTAAATGAAAGTGGTTATACTGGTGATATTCTGGTTAAAATGTATATAAGTGCGAGATATTATTTTAAAAATAAATTAGAAAAGCGTAATGAATCGAAGAAAAGGCGAAAATATATTAGATTAGACCAGGATTTATTAGAACTAATGGATTTGCATATTAATAGAAATATTTTAGATAAGCCAGAAAAAGCTTATGATAAATTTTTAGATTTGGATATGTCAAAAAAATATATATCAAATGAGTGTAAAAAAATAAATGAGTTAAAAAAAGAAGAATTTGAAATGAAAATCAAGAAAACCTATAAAAATAGATTTTATAATATAATAAAAATGAATAAATGAATGTTGGTGAATAAATAATAAATATAAAATATTTTTTTATATTAATTATGATAGGTGGAGAATTATTATCAGAGGGTGGTTATGGTTGTATTTTTAGACCAGAAATAACTTGTGATGGAACATCATTGGAGGATACAGAATATGTTTCTAAAATTCAATTATATGATAAAAGTGCAAAAAAAGAAATAGAGTTGGGTAAAATAATACAAACGATACGAGGGTTTAAACATCGTTTTGTTCCTGTTTTGAGTCATTGTTTTATAGATGTCAGTGAGATTGAAACAAAAGATAAAAAAGACTGTTCTATTCTAACAAAAAATAGTGATAACAAATTTATTTTATTTAAAATTCTTTATATAGAAGGTTCAACATTTATCAATTTTATGGTAAAGAATAATAATCCGAAAAACATAATAAATAATATTATTCACAGTTATAATTATTTATTGAAATCGATACGTTTATTGATAGAAAAAAGGATAGTTCATTATGATATTAAAGGTGATAATATTTTATTTAATGATAAGATGAAGGTTCCTTCTATAATAGATTTTGGTTTGAGTTTAAATATGGACAAAATAAATATGAATAATTTATCGAATTATTTTTATGTGTTTGCGCCTGAATATTATATTTGGCCATTGGAAATACATTATTTATCCTTTTTAGTAAAAAAGAAAAAGGAACCTACAATAGTGGACCTTGAATATATGATAAATAAATATATTTCGAATAATGTGGCTTTAGTAAATAATTTTTCTCCAAAATTTTTAGAATCATATAAAAAACTATGCATGAAACAATTATTAATTTACAATAAATTGAAATATGAAAAATCGATAAAAAAGATATTATCGTATTGGGACACTTGGGATAACTATTCTTTGTCTGTTTTATACTTGAAAATAATATATTATTTAAATCCTGGTGGTTATATAACAAATACTTTTTTATCTTTTTTTACTGAAATTTTATTAATAAATATTTCACCAAATCCTGTTAAGAGATTTAATATAGCGGATACTATTCATTCATTTAATAAATTTTTAATAGATAAAGATATTAATAAAAAAAATACATTTGTTGATATGGTAAAACTAGTAAAAAATAATAAGGAGGATATTAGTATAAGAATAGAACGAGACCAAAAAAATAATAAATTACTAACAAGAAAGCTTGATAAATATCGTGATGGTTGGAATATTTAATTAAATTATTTATTAATTAAATATTTATAGTTTATTTGCGTCTACGTGTGCGTTTGCGTGTTTTTTTACCTTTACTTTTTTTACCTTTACTTTTTTTGCCTTTGCTTTTGCGACTTTTACTACGTCTACGTTTTGTGCGCCGACGTTTTTTAGGTGAAGCAGCAGGAGATGCTGATGCTGATTTTTTGTATGTTTTTTTTGCCATTTTAAGTACTTCTTTAAATTTCATACCTTTGTGTTTTTTCATCGTTGCCTTGACGTGGGTTAACCAAGCATTTGCCATTATGTACTTTGATGAGAAAAAAATTGATTTAAAATTAATAATGATTAATTAATATTAATGTCTAAATTATCTTTAACGCGATATTTATATTTTTTGGAAGAAATAAAAATTACATTTATTGAAACTTTACTAAAAAAAAATAGCCTAAAGGAATGTTATTTTTGGATATCTGAGATTTATTATAGTGGGTTTAAAAAAGAATGTTGGGACTTATTAATAAAAATTTATTATGACTTTTATTATTTATCAAATAAAAAATTGGTGAATAAATTAAAAATAAAATATAAAAAAAGAAATGAAATAAAAACTATTTATGAGTTTATTAATATTTTGTATCATTCAAATAGTTGTCCATATATGTTTATTGCTAGGACCACAATGAAAGGTAGACGAAATATTAAAGATATAGATGAAACAATCAAATCTACTTTAAAAAAGGCTCAGGTATCTAGGGCAGCATTTTATATAAATATATTGGTAAAGTCTCATCCAGAGAGGTGTGTTGAGATTGTAGAAAATTTTACAAAAAAATCATTTGTAAAATATAATTTTATAGACAATGATTTTACATTATTTCAAGCATTATTAGGATTTTCTAGTAAAGAATATAACCAACCAAAGCGTAATCTGTGTTCAAAAACGTCTAAGGAAAATTTAAACTATATCGCTAAAATAAACACCAAATGCGACAGGACATACAATACTTTAAAGGAGCGGCGATTATTGGATATATCACCTAATATAAATTGTTTTAAGTTGGGTACAAATGAAAATGGCTTCGATAAAATATACTCATGGGCTTATGGGTGGGAATATTTAACAAAAGATACCCCCATTTGGAAGTCGAGATATGATAAATATAACGCTTCATTTAAAAAAAAAAATATAATTTTTGAAAAAGAAGATGATATGGATGAGTTTTATAATTTATATAATTATGAACCAGATGAATTGCTATTATTATTTATTAAAGATATAAATGATAATACGATAGAAAATTGGTTAAATTCGATATATGATACTTCATTTGAAAATTTATATAAAGGTTTAATAGATTATTAAATTGAATTAAACATTTATATTTAAATCATACTATTATAAATGGTTAAAAACACGAAAGGAGGTAATCGCCATAAAAAAATGGCAAGTAAAAATTTTAAACAACAACGAACACATAAATTAAGAAAAATCCGTGAAGATGGTGAGGATTATGCAATGGTAATAAAAAATAGTGGTGGTGGTCATTGTGTTGTTAAATGCAATAGTGATGGTAAAGAACGAACGTGTGTAATACGTGGTAAATTTAAAGGTCGCAATAAAAGAAGTAATCAAATTATTGAAGGTGGTCTTGTTTTGATAGGTTTGCGTGATTGGGAAGTAGTTAAACCTGGAAAACTCGAAAAATGTGATTTATTAGAAGTTTATAGTCGAGACCAATGCAGTGAATTAAAAGAAGTAAAAGGTATGAATTTAATTATTGATAATGATGAAGAAAATCATGATAATATAGAATTTACAAATGAAGAAGATATGGAGGATTATGTAGCAGAAAATATGAAGGTTAGTAGTTCTGCAAATTCTAATTTAAAAACAGATTTAGAAGAAACTGAATTTGATTGGGATGACATTTAAACGACTTCTTCGTCTACTGGATTTTCAAATAAAAAATTTATAAAATCATCAATGTCTGTATCTTCATAAAACATATTTTCTTGTTGGTTAGTATCATTGTTTTCTGAATATACTTCTTGTTGGGTTTCTTGTAAATATTGAGTTTCATTTTGCACATCGCTATCGCTATCGCTATCGCTTTCAATGTCTTGGAATATTTCATCAAAATACGAATCATCATTTTCATTTGATTCGTTATTTTCTAATTCATCAAAATCGTCCCAACCATCATAATTATTATCTGAACTCTGAGGAATAGGTGGTAATAAAAATAAATTATTATAACTCATTGTGTCTTGTGATTCATCGTTTTCTTGTGATTCGTTGTTTTCTTGTGATTCATTGTTTTCTTGTGATTCATTGTTTTCTTGTGATTCATCGTTTTCTTGTGATTCGTTGTTTTCTTGAATACTTCGCAAAATAGCGCGTTGTAGTTCTAGATCCGTTGTCTCATTATTTACAGAAGGATAAAGATTATTGATGGTATTATCGGGCGGTGTTATTCTTGTGTTAGAAATTTGCAATATTTCATTTTCTCGTTTTATTTCTTTAGATTTTAATTTATATCTACAAATTGGACATTCCGCTTTTTCGGTTTCTAACCATTCGAATATTGATTCGGGTGTGAAAATGTGTTTACACGGTAATTCTGCAATGTCATCCCCAATATTAAAATCTAAACACGTAATGGGGCATTTTTTATCATCATATTCATTGGTATATTTTTTAATAGAAATACTTTTTTTCCCTTCTGGATTCAGAACATTTTTAAAAGAATCGGGAACTTGATAAAGACTTTGTTGTAATACTCTATTTGTTAAATTATTTATACCCCCAACATCATTCTCTGTTTGTAAAATATCATTTATAGCATTAAATAATAATCTACTTCGTCTTAAATGTACGCGTCTTCGTCTTAAATTTGTTCTACTTGGAAACACATTATTTGAACTAGCTGAACTTCTCCTATTCCGTAATCTTTGAAAAATATCATTATCGAATAAAGGTTGTCTTGAAATATCAAATATACGAGTTCTGTTTGTATTTATTGGATTTGTATTCCAAATATTATTAATATCGTTATTGATAGGTGGTAAATTTAATAATCTCTCTAAATTATCAATACTCGCTAATTGATTGGATTCGGGTATTGAATTTGTTGTTTCTTGTGAAGGTATATCTAAAATAGGCGGATGAATCGTCGTTCCTGAAATTTCAATCAATATGGGGTGCGACAAATCAACAGTATTATTACTTGTATCTACATTCATGTATATATAAAATAATTTATTTTTATATAAAAAAAAATTATTTTTTATTATTATTTTTATTAATAAGTGATTAGGCAAATTGTTTGTTTACTATTTTTTCCAAAATGTTATATCTTTTATTATTTAACAAATCATTTAACATCGATGCTGGACTGCATTTTTGTAAACCTTCAAATCCCTTTTCTACGAATACATTTAATAGTGTTGCATTATATCCGGATAACATTGTCGTATTTTCTTCCGTAGACAAACTTGGAAATCCTGTAGTGCTTCGCAAATTCCAAAACAATATATGTGGTGGAGTATAAGGAATTTTATATTTGGACATCAAACCGGCGCTATGATACATATTTTTAATATTTTCCATCATGGTTCCAAAAACGGATGTGTCTCTCCTGCCGGAAATTGCGCAATCAATTTGCATATCACTAAATACAGCAAGTATCATATTAGATACTTCCTCTGGTGAAATATCATTCACCAATATCACATCCAAAATATATCTCATCGCCTTATAAAAATCAGTATTCATACCCCAATGGGCTCTTTTTACTTGTTCAACTTTTTCTACAAATGTTTGGCTATCATTTAACTGAATCCAGGTAGGATTAGCATCAAATGTCAAAATACGATTTTTAAAGGCATCGTGGGTTTTTTCGGATACCCTGATTCCCAAACCAATAGCATTATATAAAGGCAAACACTCGTCAGTCTCCATTGAACCAGATGTATCGACCATTGGAATTATGTTTCCCAATCCTTCAGCATTATTGTTCCCATTGTCTTTCCACTGCTGATTTACCGTTAATTTATCTTCATCGGTATAAGTATGCAAAGCTGCTTTTACTAATTCATATACATTACATCTCTTTCCGTTAACTTTAATATAATTACTTGTCAAAGATTTTTTTAAATGTTCTGTAAATTTTTTGGATGCTTCAATGCGGTCAGGGTCGCTCGAGCGCTGTTCATTTTTTTTAGTTTTATTTTGAAATGCTAACTTTTGTTTATGCATTGTAAGTGATGTGACATGATTGTAATCTATGTCTGTATAATTTTTTGCACATTGTTTAACTTGTGTAGTATCCAATGTTTTATTTAATACTGTCAAATGTTTTGTAAAATTAATTTTGCACTTCAACTTTGCCTTTAACAATACTTTTTTATCATTTGTTTCCCTCGCACTTTCTAGATATTCGGGATATAGTGTATACGCCATTCTTGCATGCAACCATCCGAACTTTTTTGATTTTTCTCGAGGCAACCATTTTGCTACTAAAGAGATTTTTGGCAATACTGTATTGTTATCTTTATGCCACTCTTCACGATAAGTTTCATATATTTCATAATCCCTTCGCAATTGCTCCAAACCCAAATCAATACAATACTGAATTAATGGGTGATTACCAGCACGAAGTCTCAAATAATTACATAAATATTTAAGGTCCTTCCACGACCCATATTGGTGTCCCGACAACTCTTCTTTTTTTTGGTCTGTAAAGAATAAAGGAATCATTTTTTTTACCAATGATGGATAAAATTGCCACCATACATTCAATTGCATATATCCCAGTGTGTATTCACCTTTTCCTGCAACAATATCCCTGGTTTGCGCAATTAATTTGTATAACATCAATAATTCTTGTTGATAATGTTTTTCATTCCCTTTTATAAAATTTAACATTTCATACAACTGTTTCTCCAACAACGTAGAATCTGGTGTTCTGACTAGTTGGAAAAAGAATTGCACAATTTTTTCTTGCAAACGATTTGAATACCCAAACTCAACATTACCGTTTTCGCCAATTTGGCGTTGTGTGTGATTGTCTACTGCGGAAATAAAATTACTCATAATACTAATAATAACTTGATAATTCTTTTTTAAATAGATTATTAAAATCAATTTAATAATCTATTTTTTGCGAGTATATTTTGATTTTAAATTATTTATTAATTTAATGCGTTTTGTCTGATTTTTTTTGTTTTTTTTGACACTTTCGTAAAATATAACATGAAGACTATTTAAATCTTTAAATAGCGCTATACTATCATTCCATTTTATATTTTGTATATTTTTTTCGACAGTTAAAAAATTATAGTCATCAGTATATTTTAAATAACCATTTACTTCGTTTGGGTCTAAATCTATATTATATTTTAATATTGATAATGGTGTATATATAATATTGTTATGTTTTCTGTTTTTTTTTAAAATAACAGATAAATCCAACTTGGATAAACAACTATTTTCTATTAAAATATTATCATTTTTGATAAATATAATTTTATTAAATTTATCGACATAAACAAAAAAAATATTTATAATATCTATTTCTTCTGGATAAAAACCATCATATGGTTCATCTTCTTTTTCTATTTCTTCTAGGCGTGTAATGTCTATATCAGAATCGGAATCTTGTTGATAGTCCATTATTATTAGTCGTCATTTTTAATAGAATAATTTAACTTATTACCAAGCACTATTATCAACGGACGATGATGTATTTTGTAAATCGCTAGTTGAGTCCGCATCGTCTTCGTCCTCTTCACTTTCTGTATAGTATTGATATTGCATCGCTAATGCTAAAGTAGCTTCTCTTTCTTCTTCAGTCATTTCTAATTCGGAATCTTTATTTTTTTTATTTAATTTCATAATTTTTTTTTCTTCTGTCAATTCTCTTGGTTTTCTTGTTGTTTTATGATTCATTTTCATAAAGGCATCTAACGATCCTTCTTTCCATTTTGTAGGAACTCCCATTTTTTTTTCACTTCCTCCGTGATTTCTATTTCTATAATTTCTATTTTTAAATCTGTTTCCACCCCCGTCATCGAATCTACTGTTGCCGCCTCTGTCATCGAATCTACTGTTGCCGCCTCTGTCATCGAATCTCCTGTTGCCGCCTCTGTCATCGAATCTCCTGTTGCCGCCTCTGTCATCGAATCTCCTGTTGCCGCCTCTGTCATCGAATCTCCTGTTTCCGCCTCTGTCATCGAATCTCCTGTTTCCGCCTCTGTCATCGAATCTCCTATTTTCTTCGCGATTATTTGATAAAAATTTAAATCGTTCACTGACTTGG